GGCCTCTGCTGATTCTCCTACTAACTTCTGCCCAAGTACCGCAGCTAATGAAAGTGTGTTTATTTGTTCCTTAAGATCACCAAGCCTTTGAAACTGACTATCATAACTATCTCCTGAGGGGCTTACATATTCAAGCCTTGATTCTGGTGGTAATGCTAAAGCCTCACTTGGGCCTGTTGTTATCTCATCAGCATTCGGATAACCAAAGACAGCGAGTAAAGGTACAGAACTGATATGCAAAATATTATCCAAGTCTGATTGAATCTGATAATGCTTAAGGTTTAACTCTGCTATGTCATACAAGGGGCTGCGGCTTTCGTAGTATCCAACTCTATTTGAATAAGCTATTGCAAAAGGAATCTTATCCTTAAGGCTCATTTCACCTTCATCAAATAATTTATATTCACTATTCTTTTTATCTTTTCTATGAATTTCATAACGACCACGTTCTAAAACTCTTATTTGCTTTACTTGTTTCTCACCATACTTTCCATCTGGTTCTACAACATTTTCCAACAACCTTAACTGCGTGAGTTGTCTTGCACCATCTATGATCTCACTTCTCCACCCAAGAATATTTCTTGGTGAATATGTCACCCAATAAGGTCTGGTCTTGTCTCCCTCTTTCGGTGCATCTACTAATACCCCAACATGACCAAATGATATTGCTGTCCTTGCTGTTTCATATAACCAGACATTAAGATCGTTACCCTCAAGGTCAACATCAAATAATTGTTCTCTTACTAAATCAGAAACATCATCAAGCCTTACAGGTTTTCTTGTGAGCATACCTGACAACATTTTCTCGATCCGTTGCAAGTAAGGAACAACAGTAGATCTTGATAGCCTTACGTCATAACTGTCATCTGTTTCTCTTGCTTCCTGTGGTAAATACTTTCTATGCTCACTCCTGATCTTGTATGTGCCTTCCTTCAAGTCTGTTATCAAATCCCAAAACTGTGCCATGCGTTGATATGCCGCATTTGGTGATTCAACAGTTGATACAGCCTGTGCTATAGGTTGGTTGTAAATATTTAAAGAACTATACACAGTTTTTCCTCATAGTATCATTACTTTTAATATATTCTAATTCCTGTTGGTCGCCCTGCACGTGCAAACAAAGGATTAAATTCTCTCCAGATAAGATAACCAAGAGCATCTGCCATATGGTCATACCCAGATTCTTTATCTGGTTCTCCTTTGTCGTTATAGCTCTGAAGTTCCATTGATTCTATTAGCTTTCTGCAACTGGCATGGATATATAAACGTGTTTCCCCCTTGCCGTTACATAAAAGAGCCTGTACGGAAGAAACCCTGTCTCTGATTGGTGGATTGCTGCGAGGCGATTGATTACTGAACCCATACGACTGCAAAATGGCAATATCAGTTTGGCTGCTGTTTGTACTCCTGTTTCCTCCACTTGCATCTGGGTAAATATATATCTTGTTCATAGGGTATCTTGATTTAATAGTTTGTGCCAAAGCATCTGTATCGTGAACCCCAGATATTTCGTCAAATATTAACAATTTTTGATCTTGGACAATACCAATTACAGCGTTAGTGTTCTGAATATTAAAGTCGATCCCGATTCTTAAAGGTTCAAGGCCTATCTCAGGCATAACATTAGTGACATTCTTTTCTCTGTTAAAGCGATCATAAACCTGACCTGTAGTTAGATTAATAAACTCTCCGTTAAGATAAGCTTGTAACATTGATGGATCATAGTTCGCTTGCATACGTTCTATAAAATCCTCTGGTAAATGTGGATTATCTTGAGTCCTCATCTTAATTAGCTGCCTATCGGTTCTCTCCTTTGCTTCATCTGTACCGAATGTCTGATATAACCAGCGAAACCCCTCTGGTGTACTCGCTGCACAAAACTGTCTGACATTACCAGCCCTAAGTCGGCCTAGTATTTTTGGGAAAGCTTTTTCACATATACTTGGGGATACCACATCTATTTCATCAGCCAAACAAAAAGCTAAGTTCAGACCTATTATCCGACTCCAGTTCTCGAAGCTGCGACATAACAGCTTGCAATCTCCCTCTTTTAAATGAATCACATACTCTGGAAGTGGACTAGCTCTAAAGCTGTAAGGTATTTCATAATGCTCTAAAAACTGATCAAAGTCTGTTTGCCAAATGTCTCTGATTAATGGGCCAGTAGGTTCGAGGATTGCACCAATATATCCAATATTCTGTGCCGCTAGTTTTAGGGCCATTGCACAAAGAGATCTTGTTTTGCCCGCACCATAACCAGCAGATAAGCCAACAATCTCTGTTTGATTGTCAAAGAATAGCTGTTGCTGTGGATGTAAGTCGTTTCTAATTCTGGTAAGTAGCTCAGTAGTATCTATATCGGTGTAATGACTACCAATATGATCTAATACAGAACCTTCCCTGCTAAGTATGCTCAAGACATCACCTGACCTACTTTTGCCATTGAGTTTATGCAACCTAATGCAACAGATAATTGACCACCTTTTCTGGCCTCTTTTTGTAGTGATGCATATTGAGCTAAGACTTCAGCAGTAAATTGCCTCCTATCAATATCAAAGTCTTTTTTCAAAATAGCCCTAGCGTGTTGCATATATGAATCTGCTGATCTCTCATTAACACCCCATTCACTAGCAACAAATTGTATTATTTCTGATCTAGTAGTTCCAACAGACAAAAGTTTAGCAACTTTATTAATTCTAAAGTTATGTTCTGTTTTACTGGATCTACCTTTTGCCACTAAATTAAGGATTTTATTAGTCTAAATGTAGCTTGAATTGTTGGTTTTTGTCGATTTTTCTTGCTTTTCCCAAAGATTTATAAGAGTTTTTAATTCAATAATTCTTGCTCTAGCTGCATTTATTTTGTTTTCTGTTAGTTGCCTCAGCGATTTGGTCATGTGTTTTTAAATATCTTCTAATTAATGGATTTTCTTCAAATTTAATCGAAGAATGTTTTTCAGTAAATGAAATACCCATTAATAAACAAATTTCAATATCTCTCCATTGAGTTTCAGTTAAGTCTATTTTCATAATGATTTCATAGTAAAAGTTCTTAATTGATCCTTAACTTTTTGGACTTCTGGTGGCAAATTTGTTTTGTTTTGCTTAATGTTTTTAGCAATAATTTTATTCATAAGCTTTTGTGTGTCATACCAACGCTTCTTTCTGAGGTTATGAATGTCTCTTGCTACATCAATAGGTATATCAACCCCTAAATTATTTCTAATTTGACCTGTATCAGTTCTAAATCCATGAGAGATTACTGAACCATCTATATCATGCTGTGTATTAGCTTTAGAGCAATGACAGATAAGAGCTAAATCAGAACCAGTGGATCTTCTGCCGTCCTCCAGTATGTCGTAATCAGGATAATGGTTATTTACTAAACCGTCTGAATTATGGACTATTCCTGTGTCATTACAAGCAAAACATTCGTAGTCGGGGATGTTGAAGGTTACTTCCCTGTCTATAGCTGCACGTTTATAGTTTTTCATTTACTTTTTTACTTTTCTTTTTTCTAAATCTTTAAATGAGTCTATTTCTTCCCACTTATTATTCTTAAATATTTTTAATTTTTCTGGTTCATTTGAATTAAAACAAATTTGACCTTCTTGTGGTGAATCATTTTGCATGAGGTTTAAAAAGGGGTGTTTTTGGGTTTTTTAAATGTAGCTGTTTTCTTTACAGTTGGCAACTCTAAATATTGTTCAAATTGCCCATTTTTTAAATAACGGAAACAATCAGGAAACATAGGAGAAAATTTATCCTGTTTTAATTGTTTTTTTCTTGCTGTTATATCAGCCTCTAGGCATTGAAGTAATCTTGCCTGTATGTTTTTACTTAATTTCATAAATTGTACCTCTGCAAGCTTTCTGGATTGCGATACAACACGCATTGTTGTAGGTATGCTTTTGTATGCTTTCCAAAAGTTATCAAAATTTTGTGTAGAAAAACTCTTATTAGTTTTATAGTTATTTGTTTTAGTTAATTTGTTTTTCTTAGGGTGTATCTCTGACACTACCCCAGTATCAGGCTGACACCACCCTAGTGTCTGTGTGACACTACCCCTAGTTCCTGTGAGATACCCCCCATGAAATGATGGGTCTTGTACTGGTAATGCCTTACATTGACTCCAGATTGTTACTCTGTAGCAGTTTGTTTTCTGATTAAATTCATCAATCCTGTATTGCTTTTGCAATAGATTAAGCTTTACTAATTCATTTACAGTTCTAATTACTGTAGATCTGGACATCATTGCATCTTTGGCAATAGTGGCATAACTAGGCCAGATGTTTGGATAGTAACTCTGTAAAACCCATAAAACTGTCAGTTGATGCGGTGTTACTTTACCTTTTAAAGATGAAGGAAGTGCTATAAATGGTGTATTTTCTGGAATAAAACTCATTTTATGGAATATCTAATTCATATCAAAGGAATCGAAGCTGCCCCACAAGGCAGTAAAAAATTTGTTGGCAAAAATATAAAAGGGCAACCAATGATGATTGACACCTGTAAACGCTTGAAGTCATGGCGAGATCAGGTTGGGATTATGGCGAAGTTGGTTTGTGTTGACGGTATTATTGAAGAACCAGTTTCAATAGAAGTTACGTTTTGGTTTAAACGTCCGAAGTCTCATTATTATGCCAATGGCCAGTTACGTCAATATCAGCCTGTGTATATTACATCACAAAAAAAAGGTGACTTAGATAAACTCTGTCGTAGCCTTAATGATGGGCTAACAGGATCAGCATTTGCTGACGATAAACAAGTTGTAAAAATGGTTGCTGAAAAGAAATATTGTGATTTAGAATCTCAAACTGGTGCAACCATAAAAATTACAACAATTGATCAAAATTATGAGAAGGATTGAAAGACCATCAGGACAAAAATTACATTTTCTTAAAGAAAATAGAAAACAAAATTTAGTAAGAAAACTTTTAGATATAGACCTGAGAGGTGTAGATCATAAAGTTTATATAACAAAAGATTCTAGGGCTGATTTAACAGTAAATGATGGAAGATGGATTACTGACTACATAAGAAAAACAATTATGATGCACAATTATCAAATTTCTAAAATACCTAAATTACAAGTAAAAGACTTTAAAGCTAAAGAGATTAAAGCTTTTGAAGAGCAAGTGTTGGTGTAGTCGGGAGATACATCAGCCATTCAACTGCCCTGCCTTTCCTATGTGTTGCGATAGGTATTGTATGGCTTTCAGACTTGCTTCGCCCAAGTCCTCAGGCTTCCCGACTAAAGTTTGTTAAGTGCATTTTCTAAACCAAAACAAATTCTGGCTATAGTGCCAGCATCTAAATGTTCTGGAAAAGGGCCAAGTGATTTAGTAGATGGGTTTTTACTAAGAAACTGTTTAAGTTTTAAACAATCCTCAGCCCTCAGTCGCACATATATGTCCATAAGACATATATACCATCACCATAGCGGATCATCAAATGGTGGAACTTCGTTATCATCTTTTTGTTTGTTTTCAAAAACTAAAAGATCAAAACATGAATGTATAAATTTATCTCTAAATGTCTTTTGAAAATCTGCATTTTTCATAAGCATTGTAATTAAAATTCTTGAAACGATTTGAACTTTTGGATTTTTTGAATACATATTTTTAAAGGTTGTTTTAAATAGCTGAATATCACCTTTAATGATGCGTTCAATCTCATGTTTAAATTCATGCTTTACAGCAAGCTCTGAAAGGTGTCTTGCCTCTTCGATGTCGGGAGTAACAGCAGCCTCTGTCATAAGTGCTTGAGCAAGTTTTAGTCTTTGATCTTTGTTCATTGTTTTAGTGTTTTAATTTCTGTGATAGCTTGAGCAAATTCAATTTGTTTTATAAAGTTTTCTCTTAACCATTCATCCATTGCAATCCTACAAATCTGCGAGGCAGAGCAACCAAACTCATTAGCTAAGTGGTGTATGGCCTCATATTGTTTTTGTGAGGCCGCCCGAAAATAAATTCTTTCTGAATCCATTAAAATTCTTCCTCCTCTTCGCCTATGTAACTTACAGGTTTATTGTCGATATAAAGCCAGCCGTTTTTTGTATATCCAAAAACTTTGCGGCTCCATTCATTCATTTCTTTTAATGCTTTTGCATCTTTTTTGATTTGTTTTTTTGTTCTTTTAGACATTGTTTTTTGGGGTGATAGGTGGATAAATACCCCACCAGTTAAGGTGGGGCTTGGAGTGGTTTACCAAATAGCTGCTTTGAAATGCTCTCTGTTATTGCAGTCAAGGCCAAATAGTTCTCTTACTGCTGGCTCATTGTTTAGGTATGCTTGAACTTGCTTTTTGTAATGCTCAACAACTTTAAGCTCTTGAGTAAGGTTCTTAACATACCAGTCTTTGTCGAATATCACTCCATGAAATCTAGCTTCAGTGTGTTCTTTAGCAGCTTGTATTCCTTTTGGACTTAGCTCTTTAGTAAGCTTTTTGATTTCTTTGTCAGCCCATCTGTCGATTTGATCTGGAAGCTTTGCAAATCTCTCCCACTTAGCCTCATTCTTAGCAACCAACTCAGCTTGCTTGGCATCTTTTTTTGCTTGAATCTCAGCTTCGGTAGCTCTTTGAAGAACTGTTTTGCCTTCCTGTCTAGCTCCTCTTCTGTCACTTCTGAATTGTACATACTGTGTAAGGTAGCCGTTTGCTGAATTAGCTCCATAGCGATAGTTCCAGATCATTTGGGTAAAGATTTTGAACTCTTCAGCAGTTTCAGTAATACCAGTAACAAAACCTTCTATAAGATTTTTCTTACCAAGTTTAAGATTGATGTTAGTGATCTTATCAAAAACTCCAAGATGACCATTGACTCTGCTTTCTAAAAGACCAATACTGTGCTTTGCTTGGAACTTAGCGTTACGCTTGCAACCTTCATAATCAACTGTGCAAGTCATAGGTCTTAAGTAATCAGTAACAACAGTTTGTCCTTCATACTCAGCTTCAGTCATTGCAAACTTGATGAAGATGTAGCCAGCGTTTGCCTCTTCTCTCCAGACTCTTGGCTTTTCAACCATGCGGCCTCTGTAGTTTAGTTCGTAGATTGTATGGAACTTTTCACCTTTAGCCTCTCTCTCAGTCCACATATCGTTAAATGTTTTAGCTTGTGCCTCTACAGATTTAACAAGCTTAGTGTGAATCTCTTGCTCTAAGTGATTAGCGAATGTTGTTGGAAGTTTGAAAGTCATTTGAATTAATTTGAATGCCCCATGTCTGGGTATGTACTTATTATATATATATGTTTTCCACAATTGCAAGTGATTATATGTAATAGATTAATATTGTTATGAAATCGTTACATATAACCATTAAGTTTGACATATAACCATTTATAAGTCATTATAGATATACGGCTGACAAGCCATCATTCACAAATATTTCCAAATGGATCTCAAACTAACACATCAAGCTAAAACCTTTACACTTCAACAAAAAAGCAAAAAAGGTCAGGCAGCACTTAAAAGACTTTTTGGTGCTATTTCTTTTAATGGAATAGACCAAGACAAAATTATTTTTAATAATTGTCTTTACCCATTAGTTATTAACACATTGAACACAAAAGCAAAAAGATTAACTGTGGTGACTGCATAAATGACCTCTACTCCAAAAACACAAGCTGAAAAAGATCAGCATAAGAGAGCCAGATTTAAGGCTCTTAGACTCCCAAGAGTTAAGGCCGTTGTCAAAAGACATAGGCAGTTATTAAACCTAGCTAATCAAAGTAACTACAAATTTACCAAAGATGAAGCTATGCAAGCTGTCAAACTTTATGAACTTATGCTTGAAGAAGCAAAAGAGGCATGGCTTGAAGTTGACTCTTACAACTTAGAAAAATTATTTGAACCAGATACTACGGAGCTTGACTAATGGGCAATTTTCTAATGATGTTGGCAGCCTCAGGGCTGCTATACACCTCACTCTCACACACATTGATGGATATGACCAAGCATGATTGTTTGGTCAATAACCACCCTACCGCTTGTAAAACTTATTACTCCAAATGAACCAAGAACACCTTAACCGCCTCGACTTCACAAATGAAGCTTTGACTAAATGGCTTAATGACTGTCCTTTTGACATCTGGCACTTTCGCCAGAATTGGAACAAGAAAGAATACACAAAAGAAGATCCAATGGGTCTTAAAGGTACTGCTAAAGAATTTAAAGCAGTTGATGTTAGTATTCAAATCCCTGTTGAAGATTGTCCAATAAATCTAAAACATTATTTTAAAGACAATAAAGCACTTGCAAAACTACAAAAAGATTACACAGAAACACACAAATTAATGCAAGCTGCAATGGAAACTTGGTCAACAATAGATGACCCTATTGCATCAAGAGAGGCCAAAAAATCTTTTGATAAATATAGAGAACAACTTTTATACCTTGAGAAACAATTAGAAAAAGTGGAGCAAAAATAATGATCAATCTTGATTTTGAACCACCAACAAATCAACAGGAAGCTTTGTATCAAGGTTTTTGTCTATTTTTTACAGCACCATCCAAAAAGCATCAACAAGGTGTTTTAAATTTAATTTTTCTGATTTTGGCTGACCCAGAAGTTTCTCAGGAAATGGTGCAAAAATGTTTTGAAAGAGCCTTTAGATTTCTTAATTCAAAAATGCAAATGCAATTAGACAAAAAAAATACTCCCAGCGATCACCCCTGACCTCTGGGAGCATCCCTACTCCATGCAGTAACCCCAAAGAACTGCACTCTTATATTAACAAATGGAATCATTAGAACCACAAAGAATCGAAGGCCATGACATTTTAGAAAGTGTTTATAGGGGAAGTGAAGCTTGGGCAGCTTCAGACCTTAAATATGGAATTGATCATGGATTAGAGGCTTTGCACAAATACAAGTTTGGTAAAGACAATCCTCCAAGAGTTGCAACAGCAGCTATGCGGATGGGTAGCATGACCCACAAATTTTGTTTAGAGCCTAAAGATTTTCCTAATTGTTATGCACTTTTAGATGATAAAAGGTCAAAACAGGGAAAAGAAACAGCCCTTGCTTTACAGCAAAAAGGCATTGAGACTTATACAACACCAGAAATGGATAATCTCAAAGCTATTTATGAAGCATTATCAAAAAATGAATTTGTAAAAAAATACATTATTGATAATAACTCTGGTAAAGCCGAACAATCTTTCTGGTGGACACATAAAGCAACAGGTTTGCCATGCAAATGCCGTTGTGATTATGTAGTTGATGACATGATTATTGACTTGAAAACGTGTCAAGAAGGTGGTGCAAGCCCCGATAAGTTCACCAGAACTATATGTAATTTTCATTATGAATTACAAGCAAGTCACTATCTGCAAGGAGTTGGAGCTAAAAACTTCATCTTTGTAGCAGTAGAAAAAGTATTTCCTTACTCCATAGGAATTTACGAATTATCCAACAATTTTATAGAAAAAGGTTATGAACTCCAAGAGCAGACGCTTTCTAAAATACTTGAAGCAACTAAAACTGGATTCTGGCGAGGCTACTCCAATTCAGAACCCAACGGCATCCTCAAACTCACCCCTCCCAAGTGGTTCTAAAAAAGAACAGCCACATTTTGAAGTAATGGATATTACTCCTGATATGGCAAAAAAAATTCTTACTTTTAGGAATAGAAACAACAGGGGTATTAAATATACCAACCTAGCAAGACTTGTTCAAGCTATCGAGAATGATGAATGGAAGGTTACTAATCAAGGTATTGCTTTTGATAAAGAAGGTAATTTAATTGATGGTCAACACAGACTTGCTGCTGTATTGCAGACAAGAAAAACTGTAAAGATGATGGTTGCAACTAATATGGATGCTCGCATCTTTGATGTTGTTGATACAGGCACTAGAAGAACTGCTGGTGATGCTTTAGACATTCTAGGTAGTTCAGACGGTAGAACTATCTCAGCCGCTTTAAAAATCTATTACGCATACCATAAGTATCCTGATAGAACTTGGAGTAATACCCTAGATTTCCCTTCCTCAGTGGAAATAGCTGAAAGTTACGAAAAACGCAAAGTTGAAATAGAGGCTTTGTTATCTGTAATTAAGAAAAAACATTCTAATTTTAAATGTTTCACACCTAGTTCAGCCTTATGCCTTACTTTGCTTTGCATTGATGCTGGATGGTCTGACATTCAGATGTGGGAATTTTGGGATGCTGTAACTCTTGGAGCTAACTTACAGGCTGATAGTGTGGTTTTATCTTTTAGAAACCAGCTAACAAATCCAGACTTTAGAAAAAGAGGTTATGGCAACCAAAGATATATCCTTAATGCTTTCATAAAATGTTTTAACTTTTATGTTCAGCAAGTGCCTATGGAGAAATTTATGGCTCCATTTAAAGACACCAAAATGTACAAAGTACAAAAACCAATTAAAAAAGAATCATCAATCCTTGAGGTAATTAAAAAATGACTACATCAACAATGGAAAGACCTATCTTAGATAACATTATTCAGCCCTCAGACGTTTATGAGAAAGCTGGCCGCAAATACTGTAAATGGTCAAGAATTGCATATTATTTAAATATTCATGCAAAAGGCTGGAATTTTCATTTAAAACTCAACTCAGAATCGCCTACAAGCCCTTCAATTTTTGATGCGGTATGGAAAGCACCTGACGGAACAGGCTATTTAATGTGTTATTTCACAGACCCTCAAGGAGGTGAAACTGGTTTGTTTCCTTTTGCTATCATGGACAATCGAAACAATCCCATAAAAATTGACAGGATTTCTGCAAGGGATGTATCAGACTCACACCGTAGAGCTTTAGCTGCCTGTGCCGCTTTTACTTTTTCTTTAGGCTATGAGCTATGGGCTTTTAATGAGGTTGCTAGTGCAAATGAAAAAGAGAAATCTTATAAAAAAGATAGAAAAGCTGCCCCAGCCCAGACTGTTTTTGTATTAGCTCAAAATGCTATCCAAAAAGCTGAAACAATCGAGGAACTTATGTCTCATGGACAAAATGTTGAAGTGAGATATACACAAAATAAGTTATCTCAAGATGAATATACAAAATTAATGGAAATCATTAAAATTAAAAAAGAACAAATTGAAATCCCTGTTTAATTATGACTGTAGCTAACACTTCATTCTTAAGTACAGAGCAATTGGCAGATAGATATGGTCTATCTATCGCAACTATTTATCAATGGCGAGTTCGAGGGTATGGCCCTCCTTACTACAGCTTAGATAAATCAGAAGTACCTAAAGACTTTCCAAGAGTTCGATACCAATTACATGATCTTTTAGCTTGGGAAGAGGCCAACAACATCACCCCAATAAACTCCTTTTAAATGACAAAAACTACTCCAGCTTTCTCGGCTCGCTTTAGAGTCGTGGGCAACAATAGCCCAAAAGAAAATGCCCCAGAAAAAAATCTTATTATAGATTTTACTGTTGATGAAGCCATGAAATGTGCAGATTGGCTTTTAAGAATGTGTGATAACGCTTCGATTGAAAAGACTAAAATTCGTATTTATACAAATAAAAAAGAATTTCACGAAGAATCTGGTTTTTCGATCTGGGGCGGTATGTGGGGCAACTCTGGTAGATTACAACCTTTAAATCCAAAAGAAGCCTCTGAGAGGACTGTAGATGTTAAAGCAAATCAAGATGAACTACCAGCCACCGAAGATGATTTGCCTTTTTAATTATGAACAAATGGTTTGTTGTGCAGTTTCCTAACAATCCCTATGTAGGGCAAATTTATTACAATCCAGATACAGAAAGAACCTTTGAGTTCTGTGAAATCACTCGCACTGATACTGAAACAGGTATGATTACTGAATCTGCTACATGGATTGATATAACTGATAAGGATTTAGTTCCTTAATCTTTCCCAAACAAAACATATTTAATGCGGCTCCAAAGAGTCGCTTTTTTTTTGTTTAATTTTTTTTCATAACAGAAAATCAAATCTTGTTGGTCACATATAATCTCTAGTGCTGTAGAGATAAAGTGTCCTTGTTTGCTGCCTGTCCTTAAAAGATCAACAGCATATAATTGTAAGTCTTTAATATTAGTTTCTTGATGTATAAGTTTAATTCTTCTTTCAAGTTCAAACTCCTCCTCCAAAGACATCTTTGAATTAAGAGCTTTTATGATATGCCTCATTTTACTGGGAAGAGCTTTTCTTCAATCATCTTGACTATGGCATCGTCTACATCATTATCTGATTTTGCCGCCAGATCTTGTAAGAGTGACAAACAGGCTTTGCGTAGAGATTCACTCTTGCCGAACTTGATGAAAAGATTTATTAGAAATTTTGACATTTGTTTGTGTGTTCTTTTTCAAACATACCAAACATTATTGAATCTTGCCTTCTAAACGACTTACCGCCTGACTCAGACTATTTAATCTGTTGTAAATATCAATAATTGTTTTTTCTCTTCGATTACTCATATTGGATAAAGTCATGGCTAGTG